ATGGGAATTGGGCCAGCAATGAGAACATTAGGTTATCCTAAGTCATATCACACAGCTAAGAAATTCTATGTACAAAGGAATATAGACATGCCAACAGCCAATACCTTGGCTGTAATGGCTAAACAATTAGATATATTCTATTCAGATAAAGAGAAAGTATTGGCGGCACAGGCAGTATTAGATAGATCTATAGAAAAGCTATATGAAGATGATCTACTTGCAGAAGATATAAATAAACTATCAAATGCTATTCATAAAGCAATTCAAACAATTAATCTAATTGAAGGTAAGTCTACTAATATTAATGAGAATAGATCCAAAGATGGCTCAGACTTAGCAATCATAGATATGCTAAATGAAGCCAAGATAAGGAATGAATCTATAAAGGATAACTTGAGAGTTATACACAATTGATTAATATGACCACCCAAAAGAAATATTTGTTTAAATATAAATTTTTCGGTACTCTATATAAATTTGGACAGTAAATATGAATGTTATGTTAACACATATGGATGGAATAAACCCAGAACTTCTAAAATTTTCTGAAGGGCGTAGAGAACTTACCAAATTTGACCCAATGCTATTTGCTTTGACTTATTTGCCACATCACTTGAAGAATATGGAAGATGAGCTTACACTTTCTGAATTTCACTGGGATCTGGCTGAATATGGAAAGACTTGGATCAATAAGCCAACTGCTCCTAAGCAAAATAGAGATGCATTTATTGCACCTAGAGAATGTGGGAAGTCCACTTGGATCTTCTTGATTCTACCTATGTGGGCCGCCGCCCATGGCCATATTAAATTTGTGGCTGCCTTTTCAGATGCTGCATCTCAAGCTGAGACGCACTTGCTTACTTTTAAGAATGAATTGGAAACAAATGAATATCTCAAAGCAGATTACCCAGAACTATGCACACCTAAGATTGTCGGTTCAACTGGGCGTTCCCTTGCAGCAAATGCTTGGCGTATTATTCAGGCAAATGATTTTATCTTTGACGCTAATGGTATTGATACTAACTCACTGGGTAAGAAGGTATTTGGCCAACGTCCTGACCTCATTATTCTTGATGATATCGAAAAGGGTGAAAAGAATTACTCAGAATACCAAGCTGGACAACAAAGAAGAACAGTCTTTGACGATATAGCTCCAATGAACATTTATGCTCGCATGATTATTGTGGGTACAACTACTATGCCTAACTCTATGATGGATGAATTTAGAAAATACTCTGAAGGCAATAGAGATAAGGCCTTAGAATGGATCTCAGACCAGAACGTAGATGTTCACTACTATCCAGCTATCATGACAGCTGAAGATGGCTCAGAACGCTCCGTATGGCCTGAGAAGTGGCCTCTAGAGTGGCTCAACAGCCAGCGTCACTTGCGTGACTTTGCTAAGAACTATATGAACAAGCCTGTAAACTTAGATGGTAACTTCTGGACATATGAGGATGTAATTATCCAAGAAGGTGAATATGGAAATACAATTATCTCCATTGATCCAGCTGTAACAAAGAATAAGGTTTCTGACTATACGGGCATAGCCGTATTGAGCAGAGGAGAAGACGATAATATCTATGTGAGAGATGCTTTTCAGCTGAAAGTATCTCCATCTGAGTTATCAGAACGAGTGGCAGCACTTGTAGAGCAATACGATCCTGGAATTATCTATGTGGAAACAAACCAGGGTGGAGATCTATGGCAGGATGTATTTAAAGACATTCCAGTTCGTTATAGATCAATTAGACAATCAGTATCAAAGCAAATCCGTGCAGGAAAAGCTTTGAACTATTATCAACAGGGTAAGGTTAGACATACGAACCACTTCCCTGTGTTAGAAGAACAAATGTGGTCTTTCCCAAAGGTTAGCCACGATGACGTACTGGATGCAGTTGTATCAGGAATTTTATATTTCTTGGACAATAAAGCTCCAAAGGTACTTGTAAGACAATTAAACTACTTGAGGAGATAACATGATAGATATTAAAACGGCTTTAGACCAAATTATTAACAATAGAGATAAATATATGGTTGCTGAAGCATATTATGAAGGTGCAAATGAGGAAGTATTTACTCATCAGCGCTGGTACAGATTATTTAGAAACGAAAAAACAAGATTTCAAGGACTTACACCATTTAGATTCAATTTTTCAAAAACTGTAGTAGATGCAGTACACAATCGCTTAGAAATTGAGCAAGTTGAGACAACTTCACCTGCAGGAGATGCTTACATCAATAAAATCTGGGATCAGACAGATTTAAAGCTTGATATTAATGAAATTCATAGAAATGCACTTGTATATGGCGATTGCTACGCAATTGTTTGGCCAGATATGGATGGAAATCTAGCAATTGATTACAACTCTCCAATGACTACTACTCTTGTTTATGATCAGGAGAACCCACGCATTAAGTCATTTGCAACTAAAATGTGGCAGGTTACTGATGCTAATGATCGCAAGATTATCAAGATCAACATGTATTACAAGGATAGAATTGAAAAGTATGAAGGTCTAGGTGAGATTGATTCTATTAATGGAGTTCCTAACCTACAATTGGTTGAAACTGTAGTCAATCCTTGGAATGAGATTCCAGTTTTCCACTTCAGAACAAATAAGCCATACGGAAGACCAGAACATGCTGATGCATTTGGTCCTCAAGATGCGATAAACAAGCTGATATCAACTCACATGATGACTGTTGACTATCAGGGTGCTCCACAGCGTTATGCGCTATCAAATGGTGGCAACGCAGCAGAGATTGATGACTTCTCAGAAGATGATACAGCCAGAGAAAACATTGGAGCATTGCAAAATGGTCCAGGACAGCTTTGGTACTTGCAAGGCGTCTCACAGGTTGGACAGTTCCCAGCAGCAGACCCATCAACATTTACAAATCCTGTAAATGAGTTTGTATCTGACATGGCTGCAATTACATCAACTCCAGTTCATTACTTCTCATCAACACAATACCTTCCATCAGGACAGGCTCTTCGTGTTGCTGAAGCACCACTATTCAAGAAGGTACTCAATCGCCAGCTTGCTCTTGGTTCAACTTGGAGAGATCTATTTAAGTTCATGCTTAAGATCGAAGGCATTGTTGCAGATGTTGATATTGACTGGAAGTCTCCAGAATCAATCGACTCTCTGGACCAATGGGATATCGCAGTTCGCAAGAAGTCAGTCGGAGTTCCTTTGGAGCAGATTCTTCTTGAGCTTGGATACGATCCAGAGATTGCAAAGCTAATTTCTGACGAAGCACAACCACAACAGCAGGTTGAATTACCTGGCGTTGGATTAAATACAAATAACATGGCTATGCAGCAAGCTGCTGCTGAGCGACAATCAAATACAACAGGAGAATAACAAATGGAAGAACAGAATATCGTAGAAGGTACATCTGACGAAATTCGTGATCCTAAAGCGGTCTTAGATGCTTTAGCAAATGCGAAGGCGGAGGCCAAGAAGTTTAGATTGGAGAAGGAAGCCTTGGAAGCACAGATAAATGAATCTACTTCCAAGATTTCCCAATTTCAGTCAAAACTAATGATGGAATATGTAAATAAGCATCTTTCATCATTGGGAATTAGCCATGGAGAGAAATTGAATAAATATCTCAAGATGGATGCATTAACCCTAACTGAAGATTTTGAGGTTGCTGGTCTTGATGAGCAAATTGCTACATTAAAGACAGACTTTCCAGAATTATTCGATCCAAAATTCATTGTAGCTGGTAAAGCTGACTCAGGAGTAAGTGCTTCAATAGAAGTTGCTCAAACTGCCTCAGATTTGCAGGCTAAAATGGTTTTAAAGAAATAAGAAGTACGGTATAATTGTCTTATGCAACTCCAGATGGACATTTGGATTGCGATTAATATATTCGGACGATTATATGTTCAAAATTCAAATTAACTAACTAAAAGGAGATTAACATGGCCGCAGGTCGCACAGATCTTACTGAGGGTAATGGTTATATTCCAGAGGAAAAGGGATCCGTTGCTATTCAAGCAACAATCGCTAACTCTGTTGTAGAAGCATTTGCTCGTCGTGAGAATATGTCATCTCGTACAAAAGGCGTTCCACGCTTCGTATCAGATGCACCAGTAATTGTTGCAGAAGGCGTAGACATTCCTAATTCAGATACAACTCTGGATGAGGTAGTTCTTACAGCTAAGAAGTATGCACAGATTTTCAACATTTCAGAGGAAGATGTTAACGATTCACTCGTTGACACACTCAACACATACAAGAGAGAGTGGGCTTCACAATGGGCTCGCAAGTATGACAATGCTTGCCTTGGCGTAACAGCTGAAGCAGATGGAGACGACGGACAGCCATTCACATCTGTATACCGTGCTCTAGCAACATACAACTCAGCTTCAAACATTATCAACACAGCAGGAGATCTAGAGTTCGCAGATATTTCTAACGCTCTTGGTCTTGCAGAACAGTCAAAGTACTTCGATGCAGCTAACACAGTTGTTATTGTTCACCCAAAGATGCTTAACCTAATTCGTCAGATGGAAACAACAGGTGGAAACCTAGTTCTTCCAGACCCACTAGGTGCTCGCCCAGGATCACTATTTGGATACCCATTGGTAGTCTCATACGGTGCAGCTACTTCAGCAGCAGCTACAGCAGCTCCAACTGGAGACCCACTACTTATCGTTGGTAACCGCCAAATGATGATTAATGGTGTTCGTAGCACAATTGAATCTGCAATCTCTCGTGATGCAGACTTCTCTAAGGATGGCGTTTTGCTTAAGACTCGTGTTCGTCGTGGATTTGCTGTTGCAGCTCCAGAGGCGTTCGCAATGGTCCGCAAGACTGCGTCATAAGGAGGAATAAAACATGCCATCAAAACTATACGGTAACTTCCTACTTAAGGCACTAAACAAGGAAGTAGATTTCGACACTGACACAATCAAGGTTGCTCTACTTTCATCATCTTACACACCAGATCAGGACGCTCATGACTACTTCAACGATGTTTCATCATTTGAAGTTTCAGGTACAGGCTACACTGCTGGTGGTAACACACTAGGTTCAAAGACAGCAACCTACGATTCAGCAAACAATGTAGTAATCCTTGATGCTGCAGATACCACTTGGTCATCTTCAACAATCACAGCACGTTACGCAGTTGTATATGGATCAACAGGTACTTCTTCAACTTCACCGTTGATCGGCTATGTGGACTTCGGTTCAGATCAGTCTTCAACAAATGGTAACTTTACAATCACATGGGATAGCACAGGCATTGTGCGTATCACTGTAGCGTAAGGCTAACGCAAATGGACGTAAAGGTTGAGGTCAGCGCACTCCAGGCACATGCTTGTGTAGTCGTAGTCCACACCACAACGGAGATCCTTTCTGGTAACATAATGTCTCTAGTGGTATCTGACCTCACCTTTACTCCAACAATTACAATTAATGGAACAAGCATTTCAGCAGTACCAGCAAGCCACGCTTTGATTGGAGTCATGGCTGCCTAACGGCAGTCTTTTTTTATGTCATATATTAATCGAATATCCTCACTAGGCCCAAAGATCTGGTATCGCTTTAACGAAACAGCAGGAACTCCTGTTAACTTTGGCTCCCTATCAACAACTTCAGCCTTTGTAGACTTACTTTTAAATGAACAGACAGATGTAGATGGACGCTGTGTATATTTGAATGGATCAAGCTCATATGTACAATTACCAGCTCATACAGCATTTTCAGTATTTAATGATAGATCATTTACAGTAGAAGCGTGGGTAAAGATTGAAACTGCTGATACAAATAGATCAACACCTCTTGAGATTTTTAGATTAAATGCACCATCATCTCCACATAATTATATTTCTTTAACAGTTGGCGGAACTACTGCAAATAGAGGAAAGCTAATTCAAGACAGCACATGGAATGGTGGCGCTCAAATGATTAGCCCAACTAGAATTGACAACGGTGTTTGGACACATGTTGCTGTTACTATCAATACAAGCTATTTCTTTTTATATGTTAATGGAGTAGCAGTATCAGCAATAATCCCAGCAAATCTACCTGCCTCATTTAATTTTGATGAATCATCAAAGAAATTAATTGGTGCTGGATATACAGGAATATCACAAGCAACTATTGGTCAATACTTTAAAGGCCGCATAGATGAATTTGCTGTATATGATCGGGCTTTAACAGATGCAGAACTTTTAGCAAACTTTAATGCTGGTGCAGCTGTAACTGTTACATCAGAAGTTCTTGGAACCGCTACAGCATTGATGGTACAGCCTACAGTAAGCGCATCATTTAATCCTGCAGCACAGACTCCTATGACTGCCAGCGCAGCATCTGGAGACCATTACAACTCTACTGTAACATTCCCAACTCTTTTAGATTCATACATGTCTACATTAACTCTTCAAACTTGGTTTAAATTTGATAAACCTAGAGTATTAACTAATTATGGAACAGAGCCAACTAGATCTTCTATTTGGAATAATGGTGTAACAAACAACCCTACTGGTGGAGTGCAAGGCTCTGGAGAACTTAAATTAGTAATGGTTGGTTCATCAAATCCATACATTACTCAACAGGTTGCTGCTGGTACTGCAGAAGTTGCTTTACTAAATGATGAAGATTTCACAATAGGATTTTGGACTAAAAAATTAGATAAACCAACTACTTATAACAGTTTTATAATATCTGCTTATAAATCAGATAACACAGAAGGCGTAAACTTTCAATACAATACTGATGGTGGTATTTCTTTTGTAATTTCTAAGAACAGCACTAATCACTCAGTATTTTCTACAACAGATATTACTGATGGAGAATGGCACTTTGTTGTAGGTAAGTTATCTTCAAACACAATGCAATTATGGATTGACGGTACATCTATTGGCACCACAACCTTTAATCAGACTTTAGCATTAGATTATTTTAATTTTGATGGCGGAGGATCAACAGATACTACTTCTATATCTCAATTCTTTATTGCAACATCATCAGCTATAGGTACAACCGAAATAGCAAACATGTGGGATTATGGAACACCATCGGTTCTTCAAGCTGCTGCATATATGCCTGAAGCTAATGCTAAATTTAATAGTGCATTTAATGACTATATTCAGTCTAAGAATCCAGTTATTGATTATCGTCTAGATGAAGGAACTGGTAATCCAGTAAATTATGGAACAGCTTCTTTGGCACTTGTACCTTATTT